CTTGCCCGTAAGTTTGGTGAGTTCTCACCCGAAGCAACGGCAGCAGCGCAAAAGGTTGCCAAGCTGAAAGATGAAATGGGCGACTTCCAGCAGCGTGTCGCAGGTTTAAACCCCGATAAATTCCAAGCGATTGCAGGCGTTACGCAAGGTATTGCAGGCGGTATTTCTGCTGCCACTGGTGCAATGGCCTTATTTGGTGCTGAAAGCGAAGATGCACAAAAGACACTTGCAAAGGTTCAGGGTGCGATTGCCTTTTCGCAGGGTATACAGCAGTTGTTGGATATGCGGAACTCATTTGGGGCAATGGCTACCACGATTAAAACGCAGGTCATTACAGCATTTACAACGCTGAGAGGTGCTATGATGGCAACTGGTATTGGACTGTTAGTTGCTGGTGTTGCTGCTTTAATAGCTAATTTTGAAAAGGTATCTGCATGGATTAAAAATAGCCCATTTGGAGCATTGGCAAATGGAATAGGCGATGTAATTAATGCAATAACAGATTGGATAGGTATTACAAGTGAAGCACAACGTCAGACGGACAAGATGCTAAAAGATACCGAAAAAAGCATTAAGCAAACAGAAACATTTTTAGAGGCGAATGGTGACAAATATGATGCTTATACAAATCGTAAAATCAAAGCAAACCTTGATTACAAAAAAAAGGTATTGGAGGTCAATAAAGATGAAACACTTTCAGAGGCACAAAAACAGGCCATATTAAAACAGTTCCGTGATAAAGCTGACAGGGAAATAAAAAAGGCAGACAGCGAGCGTGCAGCCGAGTCAACAAAAGCGAAAAAAGATGAACTAAAAAAGAGTGAGGAACTTGCACAAAAACAACGTGAACTTGCCGAGCAGCGTAAACAAAATCAGCTCGAAATCAATGCCACGATGTTGGCACTTGACCAATCCACTCTTGATGCACAAATCAAAGCGGCTGATGCGGCTTTCGCCACAAAGGTAACGCAGTTGAAAAATCAAGGATACACGGAAAAGCAAATTGCAACCCTGCGTGATGCCGAACTTGAAAAGGTACGTACAGCGTTCTATGATAAACAAAAGGCAGACCAAGAAAAAGCCAACAAGGAACGTGAGGACAACTTTAAGCAAACAACTGAAAAGGAAATTGCAGATGCTCAAAAGGCAACAGATGACTATTTTACCATACAACAAACTGCCTTAATACAACAGGGCGCAACACAAGCTGAATTTGATGCACTTGAACTTAAAAGATTAAATGCAAAATTACAAAATGCCCGTGATTACGGACAAAGCACAGTAGATATTGAAAAAGATATTGCGGCAAAGAAAAAAGACATATACGACAAGGATGCCAAAGCCAAAGAGGACACAGAAAAAGCAAAACGTGCGGCTGAAATGGCAACCCTCGAAAGTGCATCGTCAATAATCGGCTCTCTCGGTCAGTTGTTTGGTGAAAGCGAAAAGTCGCAAAAGGCGTTTGGCCTTGCTCAAATCGCAGTTGACACCGCAAAGGCATTGACCGCAGCACAGGTAAACGCAATGGCTACCACACCCGACAACGTGGCGACAGGCGGTGCAGCAGGTTTTGCTAAATATGCCGCTTATGTAGCAATTATTCTTTCAAACGTAGCAAGGGCAAAAGCATTGATAAAAGGTTCCGGTGGTGGAGGTGGTGGCGGTGGTGCTGCTGCTGCCCCTGCTGCCCCGTCATTTGCACCTACCGTTGGCGGTGGATTGCCCGATGAACAGCAGTTCGGTGGAATGGGCAGAGTGTACGTGCTTGAGGGCGACATCACCAAAACTCAAACCCGTGTCCGCAGATTAAGAAATACCAGCGTTGTCTAAATCTACTTTTATAGATATGGAATTGCCAGTTTACAAAATCATAGTTAATGAGGATGACGATACCGGGGTTGATGTAGTTTCTTTCGTGGAACGCCCAGCAATACAAAAGGACTTCATGCTGTTTAATCAGCAGTTTGTGGAACCGGGTGCAAAGGAAACCGAGGATGAATTTATCAGCAGGTGTATTCCGGTCATGATTGGTGAGGGCATGGAACAAGAGCAAGCCGCAGCCGTGTGTTATTCTAAGTGGGAAAGCCGCAAGGAATTTGAAAGCTACGATGACTATCCCGAAGCCGCCAAAGAAAATGCAAAGATTGCACTACGTTGGGCAGAGGAAAACGGCTGGGGTGATTGCGGCACACCCGTTGGCAAGATAAGAGCAAACCAGTTGGCAAACGGTGAAGCCATCACCCGTGAAACCATTGCACGAATGGCAGGGTTTGAACGCCACAGACAGAACAGCGACAAAGAACTTGGAGATGGATGCGGTAGATTGATGTGGTTAGCGTGGGGTGGTGATGAGGGTATTGAATGGGCGAGCCGTAAACTGCAACAGATAGACATGAAACAAGCGTATTCAGTGCAGGATGAAGAGAAACGCATTGTGACTGGCCCAGCAATGTTGGCCGATTTACCCATTTACCGCTATGATGATGTACGTGGTGAGTACTATGTAACCTTTGATGCACCTACCATTTGGACTATTGCCAAAAAATTTGTCCGTAAAAACTTCTACAAGGCCGTAAATACCGACCACGAAACCCCGGTTGATGGTGGTGTCCACATGATTGAGAGTTACTTTATTGACCGAGAGCGTGGTGTTATGCCACCCAAAGGATATGAGGATGCCAAAGACGGTAGCTGGTTTCTCACCTATTTAGTGGACAATGACGAATTGTGGGCAAAAGTCAAGGCAGGTGAATGGAAAGGGTTTTCGGTTGAGGGGTTTTTTGACATGGAAGAGCAAGACGAAGTCGTAACCCTGATGCGTGAAATAGCTGCCATGCTGAAAAATTTTGCATAGGTTTTTGGTCTTGTACCTTTTATGGTATGGATTTCAAAACAGAACTTAACGAAATGAAAAGCGGACTTGCGGCTTTTATGGCCGAAGTAAAGCAGCGTTTCAATGAAGTTCCTGCACCCGTTGAAGCTGCGTTTGGTGAGTTGACTTTGGTTGACGGTACAATCGTAGTATTTGACGGTGACGAATTAAACGTGGGTAGTATGTTATCGGTTAAAACAGAGGAGGGCATTGTGCCTGCCCCTGATGCCGTACACGAAACCACCGATGGCCTGCTTGTAACTACAAAAGACGGAGTTGTTGAACTTATCGAAGAGAAAACAGCCGAAGTTGAGGAAGTTGAGGTTGAAAATCAATTCGCATCGCTGGAACAATTTGATGCTCTGCGTGCCGCCAATGAGGAAATGGCAAAGAAGATCGCCACCCTTGAAAACGCCCTTATCAATGTGTTGGGCAAAGTAGAAGAAACTTTCAGCGTATTTGAAAAGTTTGCATCTGCTACACCTGAACCGACCAAAAAACCCTTTGGTTCAGTAAACAAAAAAAACGAGGAAATTTTTAAGGGTTTTGTTTCTGCTTTAAACAAAATTAAAAACTAAATAATCATGGCATTTGACGTAACCGGTTTATCGAATTACACCAAAGAGGAGAGCTTGCAGCTCCTGACCAAAGCTATGTTCACCGCCAAAACAGCAAATCTGCTGAATGCCGCTGGACAAGTTCTCCCTAACATTAAAAGCGCAGAAATATTGCCTCTGCTTTATTCTGACGTTTATTTTCAAAGTGACAGCTGTTCTTACCAGACCAGCGGTAACACCACCCTTTCAAAGCGTACTTTGACCGTAGGTAAAGTAAAGGTACAAGAAACACTTTGCCCCAAAGACCTTGAAACCAAGTACACACAGAAAGCACTTGCCGCTGGCGAAGCTATCGACATGGGCGTGTTCACCGAGCAGATTGGTGCTGAAAAAGCTGCCAAAATTGCCGAAGCTATCGAAACCGCAATTTGGCAGGGTGACACCACAGGTGGAACTGGAAACAACGCTTACTGGGATGGTTTCTTGACTATTCTCGGTGACTTGGGCTTCGGTGGTGCTGGTGACCCCATCAAAGGCAACGTGGGTGATGCTTACACTTCAATCACTGCTTCAAACATCGACGACATTCTGGGTACCATTTACAGCGTAATTCCTGCTGAACTTTTGGGCAAACCCGATTTGTTCATCGGTATGGGTGTTGATACTTTCCGCAAATACCGTCAATGGTTGGTAGGTGCTAATCTTTATCACTACCCTGCCAACGAAGTTGCTGAAATGGAAATCATTGACCCTGTAACTGGTATCAAGATTTACGGTCTGCATGGTATGAATGGAACCAACAAAATCGTTGCCGGACTTTGGAGTAACTTCTTCTTGGGTACGGATTTATTCGACGAACAAAGTGAGTTCGAGTTCATCTTCAATCCATTTGAGCGGAGAGTTCAATTCCACGCTGCCTTTAAATACGGGGTGCAGCTGGGTTATTGTGACCAAATCGTGTATTTCTCTCTGTAACCAAATAGTAAGTTACTGAATAGTAAGTTTAACCCGGGGGGTGGGGATACAACCTCACCCCCTTTTTAATAAAAAAAAATTAAAATATGTGTCAGTTAACCACGGGCTTTGTACTTGACTGTAAGACAGCAAGTGCAGGCATTAAGACCATTTGGCTTGTTGAATTTTCAGCGAAGTCAACCCTCACTAAATCAAGCGGAGAAGTATCCGCCCACACCTTGTCAGGTGGCAAATCTTATTTCAAGTACGAACTTGAAAAAGAAACTGCCTCTATGACTTGGCGTACTATTCCCTCAACCGAGAACGGCACTGTATTTTACGAAGCCGACCTTGTTGCTCGTCTGCACAAAGTAACAACCGCCCAGCGTAACGAAATTAAGCTGCTGGCACAGAACAGAATGTTGGCCATTGCCCTTGATGCAAGCGGTGACTACTGGCTGTTGGGTGCTGACTATGGTGTTCAGTTGCAGCAGAGTGAAAGCAATTTCGGTCAGGCGTTTGGTGACTTCAAAGGTCATGTGCTGAACTTTTTGCACAAAGAAACCGATTTACCTTTGAAAGTTCAATCTTCTGTTGTAACTTCGCTCGCTCTCGGTTCTTGATTGATTTGAGTGTTTCATGCAAAAGGGGCTGCCATTCGGTAGCCCTTTTTGTTTAACATCGGAATTACCTACTTTTATAGTTGATGTTATACATCACAAAAAGCGGCACACCTGAATTGATAATAACAGGAAAGGAGAAAGTGACAATTTCTCCCGTGTATTATTTATTGGTGTTCGAGAGCGAAATGTCGCAGGAACGCAAGGCATTTATCGTGTCGGACAGCAGCACAGCACCCAACAGATATCAGCTATTTTCATTTGTTGAGGGTAGCAGCACCGCCAAAACGCTTGCCGTAGGTACGCATTATTGGTCATTATACGCACAAACTTCACCGACCAACACAAATTATCTGCTGGCAAACGAGGAAATCGACAGAGGCCTTGCATATGTTTCTACCAGCCACACCCCATTTAATGACCACGAGGTCAACACAACGATTAAACAGCACAACGTAGGATGAGTTTTGAACTATTACGCATAAATTTTGCCGAAAGCAAGTTGCCTGTATTCAAAGAGAATAAGAATAAGGGCATAATGTATTTTGGGGAAGCCAACGATTTCCCACAGCACCTATTGGAATTTTACAACCGTTCGCCAAAACATGGTGCAATCGTACGCCAAAAGGCACGATTTGTAGCAGGTGAGGAAACGATTGTGGAGGGCAACCCCAACGCTGTCAAAATAATTGATTACGTGAACCCTTACGAGGGTGTGCAGGAGTTCAAAAATAAACTGGCACTTGATTACGAGTTGTTCAACGGCTTTGCATACGAGGTACATTACAATAAATTGGGACAATTAGCTGCTTTATACCACGTTGATTTTAGCAAGGTTCGTACACTTGACCACGACTTGTATATGTACGCAGAGGATTGGAAAAAGGCGAAGCATGAGGACATGAAGCATTACCGCCCTTTCAACCCCAAAAAGGCACAGCCAATGGAGGTGCAGTTGTTTTACTTCCGTGAATACGCACCGGGATTGGGTGTTTACCCCCTGCCACCTTACCAGCATTGTTTGCAGTATATTGAAATTGATGTTGAGATAGCAAACTTCCACAACAACAACATCCGCAACGGGTTTTCAAACGGTACGTTGGTACAGTTGTTTAAAGGGCAGCCATCGCAGGAAATCGCCTACGAATTTGAGCGTAAGTTCAAAGCCAAAACAACCGGCACGGACAACGCAGGTGGTGTGCTAATTCAGTTCAATGAAATGAACGAGAAAGAGGCCACCATTAATCACCTGCAACCGAGCGAAATGGATAAGCAGTTTTTGCAGTTGAATGAAACGGTGCAGGATGAGATTTTCGTCGGTCATAACTTCCCCAAGATTTTATTGGGCTACGCAACTGAGGGTGCATTGGGGCAGCGTAACGAAATGATACAGGCGTATGAGTTGCTGCATAAAAGCTACATCAACCGCAGGCAGGAAAAGATTGAAACGTGCCTTGAAAATACCCTTGAAACCGTTTATCCCGGCATCCAAATCAGCACCAAAGACAGCGAGTTTTTAGCTATTGATTACGTGGCTTTGTATGGTGCAGGAATTGCCACCGTAGATGAAGCCCGTGAGCAGTTAGGATTGGGTGAAAGTGAGCAAAAAGTTATTGATGCAGCGCAGAAAACCATTGACAATATCAACAGCTTGTCACCATTGGTAGCAAACAACGTACTTGCCAATATGACCGTAAATGAAAAACGTGCATTGGCAGGATTGCCACCTATTGAAGGTGGAGATGCGCTTGCAAGTACACCCAGCACAGCACCCGAACCTACCACGTTCACAGCAGTAAAAATGAAATGTGAATGTGAAACATGGAAAGACAGCGACATCGAGGTATTTTCCAAGTTCGGTATGAGTGCTGATGAGTTTGAAGACGTGCCAATGTTGTTTGCCCTTGACACAAAAGAGAAAAAAGTCCTTGCGGTGGTTACGGCTGATGAAAAAGCCACGGTGAAAAACATTGCTGATGCCGTAAAATTGGATGAACCAGAGGTAATCGAAATCCTGAAAAAACTGCAATCCGACGGCAAGCTGAACTGGACAAACAACGCAATCAAAATCACCGACATTGGGAGGGCAGACATTCAAGACGAGGGATTGCCCAAAATAGAGGTGCGTTACAAATACGATTTAAGCCCTGATGCACTGCCTTTGCAACCAGGTGGAAAGTCGCGTGAGTTCTGTATCAAAATGACCGACTTGAAAAAGCTATACACCCGTGCAGAAATAGACCAAATAAGCGGCATAGTAGGTTACAACGCATGGCTTCGTCGTGGTGGTTGGTACACCGTTCCAAATAGTGAGCCACCATTGCACATTCCGCATTGCAGACATGAGTGGTCGCAAAAAGTAGTAAGGAGAAAATCATAATGGCAACATTTGCATATTTCATATCAGAGCAGGACGTTAAGAAAAACACCCCGATTGACGAAAACGTGGACAGCAAGCTGCTACAAACAGCCATGCGTACCGCCCAAGACATTTATATTCGGGATATAATCGGCTCAACCCTTTACGATAAACTTTGTGACGACATAAACGGGGCAGGATTGGCGGGTAATTACCTGACTTTGGTCAACAAATACATCGCACCTTGTTTGTATCACTACGTTATTACGGATAGCATCCTGCCCATGACGTTCAAAATGATGAATAAATCGGTAGCTACACGGGGTGCAGAGAACGCAAATGCCATTGATGTTGACCAGTTACGCATGATTGAGCAGCGTTATCAGCAAAAAGCCGAGTATTATGCCGAAAGAATGCGGTTGTATTTGTGTGAAAACATGGATTTATTCCCTGAATATAGGACACCTGCACCGGGATTGGACACGATTAACCCACAAGAGCAAGTCATTTTTGGCGGTTTTATGCTGGGTGAGGATGAGGAATATAAATTTTTACGTGGTTTTTTTAGATGAACAAAGTACGTATTAAGAACGAAAACAAATTAAAGCTATTTTTAAGTGGTAACAATCAATCAGCTACTGGCAGCACTGACAAGAGCAGGGCAAAATCACAAGCAGATAAAGGCAACAATCGTTAATGTTGAGCCAAACATCAACACGAGCGGGGAGCAGCTTTATCCGTTAATGAGGATTTTTCCCGACGGCTCGCAGGTAACGGTTGACAAGGTGATTTATCGGTTTGCCGTTGCCATTGCTGACCGCCACCGGGAAGATTTTACCGATGCGGTGGAACGCATATCCGATATGCACACCGTGATGCTGGATATTTACTCCATGCTGCGCTACGTTTATCGTGGCAACATCGCAGGAACGTGGGTGATTGCTGACAGCATCACACCCTTTTATGACGCACAGACAGACATCGTGAGCGGTGTTGCCTGTGTCATTGAATTTCATTGCAGCAACCTACGTGATTACTGCGACACCCCCAATAACAATTTAACATTTCCAACAATAGAATAATATGAGTACTTCATTAGAATTTATGAGCGGCTTCACTGGCTGCAAGGTATTATCAGGAACAGGCGCAAACACTGGCAGATGGCAGGGTTTTGTAGTTAACGCAGATGCGGTTGTTTCCGCTGCCCTTGACAAAGCAGGTAGCAGCGTAATGACAACCCTTGGACTGACAGGCGTAACCTTGAAACAAGGCACGTTCATTTCCTTGCCCGAAGGTGATTATTTCAGCAGCATCACACTGACAAGCGGAAGCATCGTAGCTTACAACGTATGATTAGGATAGGTGTTCGGTCATTTGTAGCAGGTGGTGGCCCATCTAATGATGCGGATGCACAGGCATTTATCACAGCCGCTGGGATAACTGATGCAACACAGCAGTCAGCCATTAATACGTTGGTAACTGACTTGAAAGGTTATTCCATTTGGGATAAAATGAAGGCCATTTATCCTTTTGTAGGTGGAACTTCATCAACTCACAAATGGAACTTAAAAGACCCTCGTGACCTTGATGCTGCATTTAGATTGGTGTTTGCAGGGGGTTCCACGCACAGCTCAACCGGGTGGCTTCCAAACGGCACAAATGGTTATGCCGATACTAAATTAAATCAATCTGCTAATTTAATGTTAAATAGTAATCATATATCTGTATATTCAAGAACTAATACAAATTCAGGAATTAATCAAGATTTCAAATTTGAATGTGGTATAACAGACAATACAACTTATTCATTCAATCAAATAGCAATGAGAGCAAGTTTACAGCTTCAAGCATATAATGGAAGTCACAGCATAGTTGTATCTGTTTCTGATTCATTAGGTTATGGATTATTGACAACAACTGCATCTAATTCAGGCAAATTGTATAAAAATGGAACTTCAATTGGTTCATCAACAACAAGCCAATCATTATCATTGTTTAATTCTACAATTTATTTAGGAGCTGCAAACCATGCAGGTGTTGGCGCAAAATATTATTCAAATCGTGAGCTTGCATTTTCCACAATAGGTGACGGTCTAACCGACACCGAAGCCGCTAACCTTTACACGGCAGTTCAAGCATATCAAACAACTTTATCTCGTAACGTATGATAACCATAAAAGACATAACGCCCGAACAATACAGCACTTACGTTGGTGTGCTGACAATCGAAGACAAAGACAGCTTAGTCGGTCAATGGTATATGGCCGATAGCTATTTCAACCCTATCCAAGATGCTGACGACAAGTGGGTGATTTCGGTTGAGGAGATTTCCCAGTGCGTAAACCCTGATTTTATGTGGGTGAAAGATTTGCCGCTTATCCCGTTTGTACCAAAACCATCACCGCCCTTTCCGTGAAAAATTTGAACGAAACAATAGTGGGCAGTTGGTTATTATGGGTTGCAGGAGCAGCAGCAAAGTTGCTGCCCATTATTCAATTCCTTTCATTTACCGCAGCATTGGTGCTGTCTTGCATAGGCATCTACAAGTTTTTTAAACATGGCAAAAAGTAAAGAGGTAACCAAATGGCAACCGAAACCCAAAAAGAGATTGGGCAGGCACAAAAAGTCAGCCAACAAACACAAGAGCAGCAAGCCGTACGTAGGACAAGGAAGATGAAATTGAAAAACTATTTCTCACCAACACCTAAACGCTTTCGTGTTTTGGGGGACAGCATTGCGGCTGCATCTTTGTTTGTTGCCGGGTTAAACCTTGACCACCCAAAACTGATGTTGCTGTGCGGTGTACTGGGTGCGGTTGGCAAATTTGTCACAAACTTTTTCGCAGAGGAATGAGGTGGGTAAATGCAGGTATTATTGTTTTTCTGCTTTTTTTCCTTGTGTTTAGCACTCGGAGTTGTGAGGATGCAATCCAAACACGGCAAAATGTAGACACCATGCAAGGCAAAGTGGACAAATACAAGGCAGAAATCGACAGCTTGAAAGCCGAGTATTTAACCCTGCTGAATAGCCGTGCAGTAAAAATAAAAACCTTGCGTGAAATCAGGACAAAATATGTCCACGACACGCTGACCATTGAGGCACTCGTTGGTGACACTTCTGGCATTGCAAATCTGCTGTCTGAAAATGCCCTGATGAAAGAGATTGTTTTTGAGGATAGTTTAATAATTGCAAATCAAGGACAAGTGGTTATTTATCAAGATAGCGTAATTTCGCATTTAGAGGCGATTACAGCCACTCAAAAAGAATTGATGAGTGATTGTGCCAAACAAGTAAAAAAAGAGCGTGTAAAGACGAATTTATGGAAAACGATTGCGGTTGTGTTTGGATTGGTTGC